TTCCATCGGCCCAACTTAGCACAAACTGATTACGGCTACCGCCCTGACCCAAAAGAAGTCGAGCAGGGCACATTGCATTTACCCGTCGAAGCGGTCGCACAACCATCTCGTGCCGTCACTGGCTACGGCTTTTCACAAACTGCACTATTGCGGCATCAACTTAGTAGCGACATACATCAATGCCTGCACTCACTCGTCAATCGATATGCTTCAAGAACAGCTTCTTCGAATGACCACGACACTGACATCACCGCAAATTTATTGTACGCAGCTTTCTGCGACAATATTATGCGTAGCACTGACGGTATTCGCCAGTGGAAGATTGCTGCCGCATCAACAGCTGACGACTTACGCAATTGTTATCGCGAATATATTGTCTCACTACAACAGAAAATTTCCACTACAGATAGTAATGATACAGATAACGAATATCTAACTGGCGCGATCCTCAAAGAGATTTCTGAACCATTTAATCTATATGACCAAACATTATCTTACATTAACAAAAGTCAAGGCAAATACGTTCCAAAGGATTCAATGGTTGAGGAAGACAAAGCAGGCCAAGGTATCGCCAGCATGTCTAAAGCCGTCAATTTAATCTTCTGCGCATATTCACGTTTTCTTAATAAGAAGATTAATGAGATAATTCGTTCCCAGCCTGACAACCCAACTATCTTTGCTACATTCTTCTCTGACTCCGAAATTTCTGACCAGATTCGTGCCGTGCGCACTAAACGTTTTAAACCACATCAAGCCTACAAGAAATTTGATAATGATTTCAGTGAGTTTGACGTTTCGTTCATGAAAGCTACTACCATGTTCATGCGTTGGATCATGATTGATATTGGCGTCCCAGTCATGATGGCTGATTGGTTCTTGACATACCGTCATCATTGGAAGATGACTCTTCGCACAAAAGCAGGCACTATTAAACTTTACGGCGACTATAAACAATTCTCTGGTAATCCGTTCACCCTTATTGAAAACACATGCGTTAACTATGCCTTGATGAAACTCATGTTCAAAATTGTCGA